ACAGAAGCCTCTGCATCCGCAGCAGGGTTCTCTGCTATGTTTGCATTTGGCCATAGCTGAACAGATGAGTCTGCTCCAAGTGCTCTAGCTGAGTCGGCTAATTTCCAACTTTGTCCACCGGCAGACGTTGCCTTCCTAAGCAGAAACTGCGGCTCATACCCAAGATTCACCGTAGCATTACCAGAACCATCAGTCGTAAACGACCCACACGAAATAACATTGTCCGTACCGTCAAGCCCAAACTCCCCTGCGTTGTGGGCGAATAGGTAGGCCACGTAAGTGCCGCCAGACGCATTAACCGTAGCATCAGTACCCACGCTAAAGACTGACGCTGTTGGGGCTGTGGAGTTCCAAATAGTAGGGGTCGAGGCTTCTACTGCAGTCAAGTTCAGTTGAATGCTGTAAGCAGCAGAAGTTAGGCCATTGTGATACACCTGCCAGTTGCCTGTGGTATCTGTACGTTTGACGATAATGCAGCCGGGTGCTGAGCCTAGTGCATGTGTGATTGTTCCTGCTAAACCTGAGCCTGTATAAGTTACTATGTCAAAAAACCTTGGCTGCTTGCGGAATGTCCATGCTACGTAAGTGTTAGCGTTGGTGTTGTATGTTGCATTTGCCCCAAGAGTAAAACCGGTAGCCCCAAAAGCGGTTAGACCTGTGGTGTCCGTGGTTTCCGCTCCAGTTGTATTGCTTATCAGTGCTTTAGTTACGCCTCGAACGGTATCTGTCAGCTTGTTATCTGTTGCTGCAGAACGAGACTTAATCCATGTTAGCCCGCCTTTGATAGACAAATCAATCCCGTTAGTGATTGTCTGTGTAGCCCCGGTACCCGTGTAGATGTACGTGCTAAATACGTCTTCAATATAATTTTTATTAACATCCCCACCACCGAAAGCGTCAGCGGTAGCGTTCCCGGAAGTTTGTTGGAGTGGCATATTATGCTTTGTACGGAGTGAGAGATGCTAAAACAGTGTATGTTGCACTGGCGGTTTTAATCACTGCGAATCTGTAGGTGTCCAAACCACTCGAATTTCCCGTGAGCGGTGCCCCATTAATCCAACGTGTTGTTACACCCGTTGCAGTTCCGTCTACCTGTATGGATGTGGCGTACCAAGCAGTTGTGCTTTGAGTTGTAATTAAAGAGGCTGTTGCAACTTGCCCGGTAGCAAGGGCGGTGTTCATGGAAGTACCACTGGAAAACGCAAGGTTCACAATGAAGTTGTTTGCAGCATTGGTGGTGTAGTACTGCACAGAACCGCTTTGGACGTACAGATTGGTCGTAGCCGCTGGTGCTGCCGCAACAATGTTTACAGTCTCTGCGGAGGTAAGAAGAACGGCTCCAAAGGCGCTGGAGGTGCCGCTAAAGGTCTGCGTTCCGGTCCATGTGTTAGGTATGTTTGATGCGCTACCGACAGTCGTAAAATCACTTCCGTTCCATGCAATTTGAACTATGCCACCCGGTGCCACAGTCACACCCGTAGTTGGGCCTGCACCCACAACCTTCACACCAAACCCGCCAGTGGTGGCATTGATGACGATATAAACCTTGGATGCTGCTGGGGCCGTGATTGTTTTGACTGTTGTTCGCGCCCCGGTACAAAGCAGTACCGCATACTGCGATGATGCCCCTGTAAGGGCACTTCCCGAGGTCTTTGACAGGGTTACATTGGCGTCCGTACTAAGCGTGTTGGTACCAGCAATTGCCGAATCAAGGTACTGGGTCAGGTAGTTGTTAATTACATCCCCCCATGTGCCTGAGAGTTCACCCTGAACTGGGAGAGCTAACCCCAGCAGTGTTGTGTTGCCTGTCGTCATGTTCGTTCCTTTAAGTGTTTATATTTTGCCAGTTTGCATCTTGCGTGTCATCTATTAGATTCCACAGGAAGTTGCTGGCGGTAGCGTCCACAGCGGTGAGGGGGTCGGTGGTGCTCACGTTGTACACACATGTGGGGGTTGGGGTGTCCGTGGCAACAGAGGCTTCTGTACAGGTGGCAGGGAAAGTTGTTACAACGTGTCCCGTGATGTAGCTCACTATTAGGTAGTTAGAACTGTTGTTTAAGAAGTATATGTTGGAGTTATTTCCAGCGTCTATGCTATCCGCGCCTACATACACATCGGTATTTTGAGCGATGATGGCTGGTGTTGTAGATGTAGAACTCAGCGTAACAAAATTCCCCGGACCCCCTAGAAGAGCCAAATTGCCAATATACCTGCTTGTACCGCCTTCAAGAAGTATGGTTGTAGGTTCTAAAGCATTATAAAATAAGCCTGTAAATGAACCACTTCCATTAACAGTCAAAATATTTGTGTAGTTCTGTGATAAATAAGGCCATGCACCTGTCCCACCGTTAAACGTCTTATCACTATTCGACAGCATTGATATATTTTCAAAGCCTGTATCAAAAGATATTGTTAGGTTAGTGGTGTTTGTTGTATCCCAAGCAGTAGTACCAGAACCGTAAACACTTATTCCATTACTACTACCAAATATGATAGAGCGAATATTACTGTTGGATGATGAAAACGAACCTGTGGTTAGGAACTTACTGTCAAGGTCGAGCGTTCCGTTGGTCAGCGTAACCGTTTTGGTGGCTCCGACTGTCAGGTGGTCAGAGAGTTGCCATGTACCGCCTACCCCATCGAATGTAATGAAGAAATCAAGCACTTGGCCATTAGTTAGTATGGTTTTAGTGCCTGATGTGGCTCCGAAGGTCATAACATTTCCAGATGCAAGAACCGTCGCTGCCGGAGCTATTGATAAACTGCCGTATACGGTCTGCGTTCCAAAACTTATTGTCCCCGCAAAACCTGAGAAGTCTAGCGTCCCGTATTTACGAAAAGACCCGGTTACATTAAATGTATCGCTACCAGTAGTAAGGGTAAAGTTTGGGGAGTTGGCTTCCGTACCGTTTGTAATACCGTGGTACACGGTTCGAGTCCCCACCGATCCTGCGTAGTTAAAGGCAATATAGCTGGTGCCCACAATACTAAAGTTAGTTGCTGTGTCTGTATTCCAGACAGTTGTCGCATTCCCCGAAACAACCATGTAGCCGGTAGTTGCGAAATCTATCGTACGGACATTGGAGTTGGAGGAGCTAAACAACCCCGTAGTGAGGAGATAGTCATTGAGGTTAAGCGTCCCGCTAGTCAGCGTAACCGTTCTTGTGGTATCTATAGTGACGTTATTGGTCAATCGGTATGTGGCGGCAGTGCCTGCAGTACCAAACGCTAGGTTACCCGTGTAGGTAACCCCGCCAAGATTTATGTCTTGCGTACCTGTGGCAGCGAAAAAACTTAAAGTCGCGGTGCCTGAATACGCCGTAACGCCAGTGAAATCTAAGTTCCCGTAGAAAATGATGGAGTTGCCTATACCTACAGAACCCGTGAACCCCGTGGTCGTCAGGTTCTTAAACGCACCATTTGTGGTACCGAAAGCAATAGTGTCTGTACCAGCGGTTACATTGATGCTAATAGCGTTTGCCTCCCCTGCCGCCCCTACGGTAAACCCGCGAGTACCTACGCCTCCTGCATAGGTGGCTTCAAGCTGAGGTGTGCCTGTGGCGGTAAAGTTGGTGACTATCGCTGTGTTGAATATTGTTACCCCGCTGCCTGTCAGGATGATCTTGTTGGTGCCAAACGCAATTGACCTAACGTTACTGTTGGTCGAAGCAAAAGTACTTACTGAGAGGTCAAATCCGTTGAGGTCGAGGGTTCCATAGGTATGTGTGTACCCCCCTGCGGTTGTACAGTTATCCTGAAGTCGAAGTGTTCCACCAAAGGTATTTTGGGCAAAAGGCTGTGTAAACGCTACCCCCGCAGATGTGATGGTTTGGGTAGATCGCCCAAGGAAACTCCACGTTCCCGTAATTGCATACACAAGCCCTGATCCGTTAATAACATCGCCATATATGTTAGCCAAATTAGCTGTACCAAATGTAACGGGTAATGTGCGGGTTGACGTATCTATTGTGCCGAGGTTGTAAAAAATACCGGATACGCTAAGAGCAGCGCCAGAATCTGTGAAGGTTGCTGTATCCTGTGCTAGGGGTAGGTTAGCTATTGCAGGAGTTCCCGCAGCGGTTGTAGCCCATGCTGTAGCCCCCCAAGCTTGCGCCCCGGCTAAATTCCAGTAAACAGTTTTAGGGGTATCAAACGTGATGTTCGTGTTGCCTAAACAGTTACCAATGCTGGTTCCTGTCCATGTCGCCGTTCCTGCGCCCACAATATCTCTGAACTCCACATACGCTAAACTCACAGCCCCCGCAGTGATTGTTCTTGTCGCCCCTACTACGGAAGATGTGAAAAGTACCCGAGTGTTGTATGTACTAGCAACCGCAGTGAATGTGCCTATTACTGTAATATCAGCCCCGAAAGAGACATTATTAGCACCCGTGTTTGTCTTGACAGGAAACGTCAGGTTGTTAAACGTATTGGCTCCCGTCATCACTATAGCCGTTAAAGATACTTGCGAAAACGTTACGTTGTAAAACGTTTGCCCACCACCGTTCACGGATGTGTTGGCGTTAGAAAAAGTGATGTTTGAAGTTCCCGCGTTGAATGTGAGGTTGGTAGGTGCGAGAAAGTTGATTACGTTGGACCCGCCAGAAAGCGAAACTGTAGACGCATTAAGATTAATAGACCTGACGTTGCTGTTAGAGGAGGCGAGGGCACCCAACGACATAGAGTAACTTGACCCGCCGGTACTAAAGCTACCTGCTGTAACCGTCACTGTTCCACCTGTTGATAACGCACTACCTAATGTCCAACCGCCCCCTGTGGCGTTCATGTTTAACGCCATAGTCCCCAGCGCAAGGCCATTAGTCGTTATTGTTTTTCCTGTAGCTGCCGCCAAAAAGTTAATAGCCGCGCCTGAAGTTGATGCAAAGGCCACACCTGTTGCTGCATTGAGCCAGCTACCGTAGCAGTTGATTACTGCCGTTGCCGCACTGGTGATGGTGACGTTACCCACCAGTGGGCCTGAGATGCTAATGTCCCGGCAGTTAGCTGCAACCGCAGTTAAACCAATCGTTACTGCGTACGCTGTGGCGTTGGATGCCGAGTTAAAGAAAACGTCATCTACCGATGTGGGCGCACTTGCACCCGCACCGCCACCAGAACTAGCTGACCAGTGTGTTGTATCTGTGTTATCCCAAGTACCAGCCCCACCAACCCAATAACGATTCGCCATGTTTATTCTCCTTCAGGGACTGCAGTTACCGCAGCGATCCAGTCATCTACGCGCTTTTCCTTCATTAACTGAAGCTCACTGGCTGTAAACGAATGGTCGTCAGGAAGAACTATTGCGTCCCGAAATACGCCGTGTGGAGTCTCAAATTCAAAGTCTATCTTCATACAATCCCCAAGAGACAAATACCCGCTAGGGCGGGTACTCAATAGCCTACATTAACCCGCTACTTAACTAGCAAGTGACAGTGCGTACGTGACATTAAGCGTGTCGCCAGATGCTACTACCCGATCACCGGGAGATGAGAAATCTGCCGCTGAAAACAAGGTGCCCGAAGTGCCAGAAGACACACTACACAGGAAGGCACCTCCCACTGTAGAAGTCGCATTGATAACATACGAAGCTGGTGAAATGGCAGTGGTGGCAATAGACGGGTTAGCATTTGTAGCCGGGGCAAAGATGGCAGCGGGACGAACACCACTGTAAGGTGTAATCTCAGTCCATCCGGGGTGAAGTGCCAAAGTGTCGGTAGCTGCGGGGGCATTAGACAATCCGGCTCCGTACAAACCCACATACCACTGAGTAATCTGCGTTGTGCTGGTTAGCCCGGTACCGCACATATACTGCAGGCCAACATTAACCACAAGGTTGTTCTCTTCTGCAACCCACTTAATAGCGCCTTGGCTATCTAGGCAGGTCATGGTGAACTTGCCCAAAGCTCGTGTTTTAGATTCGTTGTTCATGTCAGCCTTACGGTAATCTGATTAGTGCTGCGGTAGATGTATTAGCTGGCATCTGCACAGTGAAGGTGGTTGTGGGCGTCTTGTCTGCACCAAAGTCCAGTACTGCAACGGCTTTATTACCCTTGCTGGCATTGTAAATCAGTGCTCCACGAGTTGTAAACGCAGCAGGTGCCCACACGGCATTAGCAAAATCTACATACGCAGTAGTGCCAGAAACCATTACTGTAGCCCCTGTAAGAGCCTGTCCGGTAGCTGTGTAGCCTGTACCTGTAATTTCGCCTGTAGCCGTGTAAACGGTAGTGTCAGAGCCTAGATTGGCTGCAGCCGTGTACAGGGCAATCTTGAAGGTATCGACAGAAAAATCATGCACCGCAAGCAGAAGCTGCTGTTTAAACGAAGTGGTTAACGTTTGGGAAATCATGTTACTGCAACCCTCGCCTGACCACTGCGGTACGCATCCTGACGCTCCAGACCATCACCCAGACGTTTAAGCTGTGACAGAGATTCGCTGTACTTGGTGTTGTACAAGACCATCATGTCCTGCTCACCCTTCATAAAGGTGTACGCTTCTACCAGAGTACCGTAAAACAGGGCTGGATCATAGTTGTCCCCTAGCCATGTAGTCCCGGCAGTCGTAATCGACTCTGGGTAGTAGAAGTAATGCAGTTCAACCTCGTATAGCGTATTGGGTGTCGGGCCAACAATAAACGAAAGCTCCGTTGAGACAACGCCAGTAGTCACCGCAGGGCCAAACAATGCGTAATACTTTGGTTCACCTAGTGAAGTCGGATTGGGGTACGCTTCACGAATGAAGTTGACATCCTTGTTTAACAAATAGGTGTAGTTACCAGTTACCGGATCAACTACAGCCATTGAGTATGACGACAGGTAATCTAACGGGCAAGCTAAGTACTTGTTAAAGGCTGACACTGAACCAGTCACGTTTTTACGCAAGGCAGGGATTTGAACGGTGTTGTAGATCCGTTTTTCCGCTTGGGTAATACAGGTATTAATAACATCCACTGGAAACTCATTTTCCAGATAGTTACTAACCTCTGCGACTAGCTGCGTGTAGTTCATGCCATTGGACCTCGTGCCATCAGACCTTTAGTGGCTGCGCCTGTACCGCGAATTTTGATACCTGAAGTCTTAGCTGGTTCGTTACCAGCAGACTTGCTGATGTTACCTACGCTCATGTCATAAGTATCTAGCTTGCTGCGGTTTGGCTCTTTACCGGGATTTGCTTCAACGGTCACAGCCTTCCCAGACATGGTGTGGGGCTTCGCATAAGAAGAAGCTGGTTTGGTATTTTTAGTTGCCATGATTAGCCTCGTTTCTGATTGGCTACTTTAGCCAAGTTACGACCTAACGCCAGCATTTCTGCGTCCGTCTTGCCGCCCTTGCTTCCTTTGCCGCCGTGCTGGATAGCCTGATTCGGGCCATCGCTGGCTAAAACTTTACCGTCAGTCTTACCTTTTTGGGCAATTCCATCTGCTGATCGTGTGTATGCCATGATTGGCTCCTTAAAGAATAACTGTTACCGAACCAAGTTCTGCCACTGAAACCAAATAGTTTGGTGTTAAGACAGCATCAAATTGTGAAGCCCCACCTACCGGGTTCCAGCCCCACTGAATGTCTCGGCTACCGAGTCCATTGTATCCATCTGCAAGCAATCCAGACTGCACATAACTGCGATCTGGTCTGGGATCTCTTAAGCCTTGTGGGTCACTGACCGGGTACATACCCAGCAATAACTGCGGTTGGTCTGGTGTCCAGCACTGAGGGCAGACAAGTAGATTCTGAATCTTGGTCTTGACTGTCTCTTTTTTCAGTGCCTTCAGTTTAAACCGAAACCCACAACGATCACATTCTGCAATCGCCCGTTTACCAGAAGCAAACTTATTACTCATGGTTTAGCCAATAAACATTTGGCGAGGAACAAACCTCACCGAAGCCTTCTCACGATCTTCATCTGAAGCAAGTTGCCAAGCTTCGTCATACTGAGCCTTAAGTACTTCAAGACGCTGAATCGCATTGGGGATCTTCAACGCCAAGTAATACGACAAACCAGCCACCATTGCAGGTAAGAATCGGAAAGGTACATCTTGGGTATTTACACCATCGCCAGCATTTTGGAGTCTACGCAGTCTCCAGTACACCAGTTGATAGGGCTGGGACGCATCAGGAACGGGCCAGAGCGTTACTTGTGGAGTTTCCAGCCTCTGTATCCAGATTTGAATTGGACGCGCCTGAGTGAGCTTATTGGGCAATGTGGCGTAGGTGGAGACGCTGATCCGAGTAATGGTCAAGTCGGCCTGTGTTGAAACATTGCCTGCACCCGTGCGTATTACGTGCTCAATCAAATCAACTGTATCTGTTGGCAATACATACGTAGCTGTGCCGGGAACAAGATCAATCGTCCCCTGCTCAAACGTCCACATATTAATGCCACGATTAGCCCAGTCAGCAAACATAAGGTTAAGTGACCTGCGTGCGGTACGCATATCGTAACCAGTACGCAACTCCGCACCTGCACGTTCAAATGCTTCCTCAATAATGTCACTGAGGTCTAGGTTGAAAGTGGAGACGCCGGAAGTTGTCATTATTTACCTTTGGCAGTTAATGCGGATTGTTTAAAGGCTTGTGCTGTAGGAGCACCCGCTTGACCTACAGAACGCATTCTTTCACTAGAGCCTTGAGCAATCCGTTTACGCTTTGCGTTGATGTTGTCGTACAGACCTACTTTACCACCCGCAGCATATTGAGTGAAATCAGTATCATCCCTACGGGCTTTTCGCTTGCCCGTTGGCATTTTGGAAGAAGCAATAGCTCCCATACCGCGAGATGACATCATGATTAAGCCCTAGTTTTGCCGCGCAATGCACAGCCATCAGCACGTTTAGACGCAGAAGATACAGCACCACCTTTAGCAAATGGAGACATACTGGCGGGGCGGTCACCCTTTGAGGCTGCGGCAGAACGTCTGGCTGCAACACGGGCTGCACGGTCTGCAATCAATTTCTCTGCTGCTGCCGCCGCACGTTTACCAGCCATCGTCTCACCTGCAACACCTGCAATAACCTTTGGTAAGCGAGTACCAGCCATTGCACCCATAGTGTTCTTGACATTGCGTCCAAGATCAGAACCACTGGCAGACTCTCCAGCAGGTACTGTAGATTTATCACGGGGGATGCGGTCGACTGCGGATTTGTTACGGCTGGAATAAGTTTCCAACTCTTCGGCAGTTGGGCCACCACGACCTCCGCGACCAGCAGTACCCATATATGCACTTTGGTTGCCACGTGGTTTATTACGCATCGCCATTGCATCTCCCTGAGATTCGCGGTCGATAACATCTAAACGTTCTTTGGAAATTCCTCGACGAGTTAAATTTTGCTTGTCGTTTAAATAATCCGTCAAGTTACTAAAGCCAGCCGCTTTGATTTGCGCTGGAGTAACAATGGCTGGACGAGAAGCACGAACAGGAGCAGCTTTCATTACTTCTGCTTCTTCTGAGGCAGAGCTTACGGGTGCTTCAGCTTCTCTTGCAATACGTTCGTTGTAGGCTTCTGCCATGCCAGCATTGCTGTCACCAACAGGTTCGCCTACCTCGCCACCATTTTCATAGCGTTTCATTTTACGTTTAGTAGCCATTAGCACACCTTACCTTTCGTTTTGCCTTTAATTGCAACACCATCAGCAGATTTTACAAAACCACCATTAGCAAATTTCTGCATGGATACCATTGCGCCCTTGGTTTTACCCTTAGTTTCAACACCACCACCACGGGCAAAATTGGAAGACTTGTTGTAACCCTTGGTAGCAGCTTCAGTATCTTTGGACTCACGAGTTTGTGTTTCCATAGCCATACGCTGCTTAGGTGTGACGTAGTCTTCATCAGACTCATCAAGACGTTGTGGGTTAACAAATCCGCGACCAGCGCCAGCTTGCTTCTTCATGGTGGTAGAACCACCAGCAGCCATCTTCTTAGCTGTTAAACCAGCGTGAGCTTTATCAGCAGGTTTAGCTGCGTGCTTCGCTAGTGCGTCAGGAGCAGCACCTTTTTTCTTTGCCATCATAGCCATGAAGCCAGAGTTCATCTTTGTAGCCATAGTATCACCACCTTTTTCAAATTTGCGGCCCTTGTCGGCCTTGTTAAAGTCTTTGCCCACTGCTTGTGAGACGCCTACCTTCTTGGCAAACGCTGGACTGTGCGCCACTGCCGCCATGAAATTACGTTGAGCTTTTGAGCTAGAGGGCATTATTATCTTTCCGAGTACCAGTATCCGAGTTTGACCGCCAAAGCCGCAATAGCCCCACTCGCACCACCAACCATCATCAGTATTTTCCACCCGCCTTTAGCCTCTGACAAGGTGAGGTTTATGTCAGCAAGGGTGGTTTGCATGGCCTGCATAGCCAATAGCATTTTATCCATGTCCTCTTGGAGGTGGCGAATATCAGAAGCGTGCGTAGCAATTTCCCGAACCATATCAAGTTCGCTTCTACGATCAACACCAGTACGGTCATCAGACATTGTTAGCACTTCCATCTAGCTAGTGACGCAGCTTTGCGTGTTGGTTGGCCTTTTTCATCCTTCATCGGCCCGGGCATACCGGACATACGAGCGCAGAATGAATCCTTACGAGCACCGCCTTGAGGCTGCGGAGCTTTGAGTTTGCTACCAGTGGCAGCATTGTATTTGGCACGGCCTTTAGCAGTAAGCCCCGCACCCTTCGATACGGGTAACTTCTCACCACGACCAACAGCAAGGGAAGGGGTTTTCTTGGTTGCCATGATGTTATGCAGCCCAAACGCGCACAGGCGAAACTGGAAACACTTGGTACTGCTCTAGCTCAGGGGAAACGTCAGCGCGTACATTGACGTGCCAGCCTTCCAAAGCCGCCATCACTGGGATGCCTTCTGCGTCAACTTTACCTGTGGGTTTGGAGATGACCCCAATGACACTAATGTTGGCGTATTTGGCCTGTGACTCAGCGGTGTACAGAACCGCAGCAGCAGCTAGTTCACTGGCAAACTTTAGGTAGTAGTTGTTCATGCTGTTATTGACTGGAGTTCTGCGTTAGTCAAGCGGCGGGGGTAGTAGGCAATCTGTTTGATGTGACCGTTTAACTGTTCCACTGAGGTGTAAGAGCTACCAATGTTAAATGTCGTAACCGTTGGCGGGGTGCCAGAGGAATCCACAATAACAGTAGCTCCGTCTGCACTTCTAGCAAAATCATCCAACTTATACGCCATTGCATTTTTATAGGTTGTATAAACAACTAGCTGACTGGTTAAGGATAAGGTTGCTTGAACAAAGGTAGCAGTTATTACAGCGCAGTCGTTTGCAGTCCCACTTGTCCCATACCTCAAACGTATTAAGTTATCACCAGTGCCATCACTTGCCAAATAAACGCAAACGCCAGTTATGTCCCCACCTAGTATCCAGTTTGCGTAAAACGTCCCCTCAGTCTGGTTATACCAGCTACTGAAGTTAGTCCCAGTCATGCTTGCATTATCAGCAGCACGGGTGACTTGCGAGGCTATAGTGGGGATGTAGCTAGTTGGAAATGCTCCGGCTTCCGATTGGGCACCCCAGAGGTAGATGCCACTGACGTTATCACCTGTGAAGGTAAGAATGTTGTCAGCAGGTGTAACCGTAATCAAAGTATTTGCAGTTGCTGTCGCTGTTGCAGTCTTGGTAATTGAGCAACGATACCAGCCATTTCCAGCCGGAGCGATTGAAGCTATTGGGCTGTTAATCAAAGTCCCAACCGTACCCGTTACTAAATCAAAATAGGCTCTGGTAACAGCCCCAAAAGCACCCGACCCAAAAGCTAATTGCAAAAAGTCATACCCGTCAGCCTTAGCGTATGCGCTCAAAGTATACGAAGTCCCCGAGGTGTAAGAAAGCGGTTGAGTAACAAAGTGCTCGTTAAGAGTACTAGTAGCGATTAGCTTGTCACCATCCACCGTACCATCAGGGGAAACAGCGCTGTTAGCCGTAATGGTCGCAGCATTCTTCGTCCAAATAACATCGTTAAACTGCTCAGAGTAAGTCAGCAAGTTAGCCCGTGACTCCTCAATCAACAAGCCTTTAGCAGCCAGCGTTATTGGGTCGTAGTCAAAGCGTGGGGCTGAAGTGGAAACTGCCTCGGTACGGATGTAGGTAGTCGCTACTGCACCTGTTTCTAGTTGAGCGCCCCAGATGTAGAGGCCGCTGTAGCCATCACCTGTGTAGGATTCTCCTGCGCTAAGTGCGCTAGTCGATGTTCGTAACGAAACGAACGCAAAAGTTGTTGTGCTTGTTACAGACAGCGTAGCAGTAACTGATATTCTATAAAAACCATTTCCGACACTAGCAATACTTTGGCTAGTATTTGTTGCGGTAACACTCCCAATTGTTCCAACAGTTCCTGTACTCAAATCAAAGGTTGCGTAAACACGGGAGCCACTTGAATAACCAACATCTCCAATTCTTAGTTCCACAATACTTCGTTCTGCTGCCTTTGCATAGCACGTCAATGTAAACGTATCAGATGTACCAGTTGTC